TTTTCTTCTGTGTATTGAGGAGTGGGTTCAGGTATTATTATATCTACTCTAGCCATTGTTATAATCCTGAGTGTAATCCGCCTGCTCCACCACCATAAGGATTTGCACCACTATATGATTTCGATGGTGATTTAGAAGGTCCTGTAGGTTTTCCTCCAGATCCCATACCTTTATCTCTTCCGGTAGGTTGCATGTTTGTAATTCTAGGTGAAATAGTAGTGTCTTTAAATCCCTGGCTGTCCGCAATAATATCTTTAGCAATTGCTTTTTCAGCTCTCTTGCCTCTTAATAAACCTGCAATTCCTTTTACTGAATCTGGTAATAAAGAACCTACTGTAAAAGCTGCAGAAAGAGGATTGCTAAAACCAACAAGATTTGAACCAACTGCTGATTTTAATAAATTTCCTTTTAATCCATCAAGTCCTAATTTTTTAATAGCGTAATCCGTTACAATTTTTTTACCAGTATTAATTGCCATTCCTTTCAAATCAATTGGTGGATTTTCTTGTACAAGATTATCCTGAAACATAATATCTTGGTTTACAGGAGTTGAATTAAAAGCTGCAATACCATTTGCAGGAACTTGCATATTTATCATATCTTGATCTAAAGCAGAAGCCGAGGGTTGATACCCAGTAAAATTAGGATTATTTTGTATAGCTCTTTGTTGGTCTAAAATTCTTTGTGTAATAGGGTCCATTATCCTCTCATTCCATCTGGTTGTACATCAGCTCTAAAAGTGCCATATCTCCAACTTTGATCTGTTGAAAGGTTAGCTACCTTCACACTAGCAAATCTTGATCTGGCACGTGTATCTACTTTATCAGTAGAGCTTGTAATTGTAAATGGCCCTAAAGGTGAGCTAGAGGCTGTGCTTGTTGGGTAATTTCTTAAATTAATAGTAATTTGTGCATCACCTACAAGTCTCTTAAAATCAGGAATAAATCTTCTCATACTCATAAAAAACTCTCCATCTCCACCAACACTTAAATCAAAATCCCCTGATTGTATAAATGCAGGTATTGCTGTTTTGTTACCGACACTATCAACCTGATCTACACCCACCTCATGAGCATAGTAAGTAGAAGCACCATTAGCATTTGTAACCCCTTGAATAATTGGAAATGTCGGAACTGCTGTGCTACTAAACTCTGTTGCATAAGGATTATCAAATAATGTTGCATCGTGAAAGGATGTTCTAGCTAAAGACCCTGTAGTCCAAGCGTTTTCCGTGTAATTGTATGTTACTACTCTATCTACTAATTCAGAACCACTCTTAGGATAAAACCAATTTATTTCTTCATATAAATGATTAAGACCTGCATATACTTGTTCTCCTGCACTATAATTAATTCCGAGATTATTTCCTGTGTTAGTAAATACAAAATCTTCAACTAAACATGGAACTGATTTAACTGTTCCATCATACACAAAGAAACCACCTGCTTGTCCCATCCACCAAACTCTTCCGTTTACGTAATGTAAAGCGTGTTGTCCAATCAATCCACAGTTACTTCCAACTTGTCTAATAGAAAAAGTAAAAGGTGGTCCAACAAACTGCATAACATACGCAGACGTATCTGTTAAAATTAAAATATAATCCTTACCTTTTGCAGCTCCTACAATTTTTACTCCAGAGTCCAACCTAAAAGTTCCAGCGGTGTTTACTGAAGTTGGTGCATACTCAGATAGGTTTTCTTGATCAGAAAACCTAATAAACATTTTATCTTGTGTTGTATTATCTCCAACAGTTGTTTCTGTTCCCAGTAACACTAAATGTCTATCTCTATCTGACACTATAGACATCACCGACCTTGTTGGTGCTCCGCTTATGATAGTTGCTCTTGTAGATAAAGCGTTTGCGTCTGTATTTATAGGACTCCAAGAAAAAGTTTTTCCATTTTTAATTGTAGCTATCATTACTTGACCAAAATTATCTATCGACCAAGAAGCGGGATCAACTATAACATTACTAGTGGTAGATGCAGATCCCCAAGTTCCTCTTCCCCACGTGCCTGTTCCCCAACCGTATCCAGCTGTTGCATTTAGTGGACCTGGTTTAATATATGGATTAACTGTAGCTGAACCACTTGTTGAGGTGGTTGCTGATGCAGCACTAGCCATTGTGATTGTAAAGCTGTTAGTTGCTGAAGTTATAACTTCGAATGTATTGGTTGTAAAATCAGATGCAACATACCCTGCACCACTTGGAGGAGTCACAGAGGTAAAAGTAAATAAATCAGCAACTTGTAAACCATGTCCAGCTTTGTTTACAGTAACTGTTGCTGAAGTGTTTGTTGTGCTAAAAGTACATCCAGTTACAGCTGTGTCTAGTGGAGTAATATCATAAAAGCCGCCTTCATAATAAATAAATAAAGCTTTGTTAGTTCCTAGAGCTGCATATCTTCTTCCATCTAAATCAGCCCAAATTAATTGTTTTCTAACAGCGCCTACTAAAGTATCAGATGTAATTTGTTCCCAACCACCAACTTTTTCAGGAGAACCGTATCTAAATCTTACAAAATCTCCATCAGTCCATTGACCTTCTGCTCCGGTCTCTGTAACTTGTTTATTAAAGCCTGGTGCTATTTGTACATTCGTTAAAGCCATAGGCCATTATACCTTAATTTTAAGCTTTGTTAAAGGTCGGCTATTTAATCTTTTTTTCAGGTACGATATCTTGATTTAACTCCGATTGCACATTTTGCAAAGATTTATCTAATTTTTTTATACTGTCATTAGACAAATGAAATAAGTCTTTACTAAAATGTTTTAAACCATCAGGACTAAATACAATCTTACCTGACTTAACAATTATATCTACTTCCTGCTCGCTAAACTCAAAATCACAAGATCCATTCTTGTGTTGTGTTATTTTCATATTATTTAAAATTATCTAAATGACCAAATTGTTCAATTTTTTTTTCTTTTTCTTGTGCTCTTATACTTGCTTCATAATCAACATATATTTTTACAAAATTATTTAATATATGTCTATATTGTTTAGCATCAAAATGCAACTTCTTATTTTTTTTTATTAACTCAATATCTTCATTAGAAAACCATAACTCAGATCCCCCGTCTTTCATAGTTTTAAATATCATTTTTGTTCTCCTAATAATTTTCTTTTATCTAAAAACCATTCTTTGTTATCACCATTTGCGTCCACGTAATGTAAAAAAGTTTGAGCATGCCAATCTCCTTCAAATTCTTTTCTCCAGTGCTCGAGTTCACAACCAAGATATACCACAGCTTGACCTGGCTTCAAGTCATAAGAATTTCCGTTCATATAAATAGGCCAAGATGTGCCGTCTGATCCTAACATTACAGTAACACTTATTTCACAAGAAGGCCTATCTTTATGTTTTTTTAAATCTGCATTTTTTGTATACATTCGCCAAAAAGCATAGGTAGGTAATAATGATAGTTTAGTAACCTCCTCCATTTTTTTTAGTTTGAGTATCATTAAAGAATCCATAAGTGGATCACCATAAAATTTTGTATCTGCATTATCGCTTTGGTTAAAATCAAATGTAGTTATATTATTTCTGTGCTTCGTCATACAATATTTATTAATAAGTTTTACTTCATCCTCGCTTAAAAAATTATCAACAACTTTATATTTAAAATCTTTTATAGAGCCCAACATACTACTGAATACCTTGTCCCTTCTATTACAGGCATAACTGTATGTGGATAAAGAAAATTACTTGGCCACAATATAAACCTGTTTGCTTTTACTTCTATTTTTTGTTCTTCACGTCTATCCGCACTTTTAAAACACAGCTCACCACCTTCATAATCATCGTTAAGTAAAAATATTCCACTCAGTGTTCTAGGAAATCCTAAACAATGATCTGTATGATATTTATAGAAACCACCTTTTTCATATTTTAATATTTCAACATCAGTAATACGATCAATGTTTATCACAACATTAGTATCTTGAATGTATTGGTTTATTAATTTATGAAATAAAGCACAAACAAAATTATACCAATGAGCTTCTGTTAATGATGGTGTGTTATTGTTAAGACCAAAATTTCCTACGTTTCTTTCTGATTTGTCTACATAATTTTTATCGCCAATAGATAAACCTGCTTGTTCAAATTTTATTTGATTTGCATATTTTAAAAAGTTTGACAAAACGTTATTGGGTATTACATCGTCATAAATTTTTACAAAATCTTTTACGTCCATGTTTTTTTTACCCATGATAAAGTTTTATAAACGTTCAAAGATGAAAGTCTGTGAAATAGTTTTTTTACAACTATTTTTTTTTGTGAAGTAATCTTCATTTTCCAACTTTCTCTTTTGAAAGGAAATACCTGTGCATAGGGAGTTCCTTTTTTTAATGTAGTATCAAGAGTTTCATATTTATCCCCATTAAAAATAATTGGAAAATTTACTTCTTGATAAAATTTATCTGTATCGACTATGCCAGGCAAAATAGAAAAACGATCATCTTGATTATTCATTGGTGGTAAAAATAAACAGGAATATCCTGGAGGTGTGGTTATAGTCCATGGATTAGCTATTTTGTGAAAACTAAGGCCTTTATTTTTTTCAACTAAAGGTGAACCATCCATTTGTATTATCGGATGAAAAGATGGTTCACCTGCTGTAATCAGATTTATTTGTTTACTTTGCAAAAGAAGATAATTTAAAGGATCTACAAATTGATAAGAATCTGGAACATTTTCTTCATTCAATACATTATGTTTTACTATTATGTCTTGTGGAATTTTTAATAAATAACCAGAAGTAAGTGTATCTAAAAAAGGCATACAACCTTTTACTGATTTGTTATTATAGGAGTGTTTAAGTTTTTTATACCAGTCAGGTATATTGTTTTTAATAGGTATTGGATAATCTTCTTGTAAATCAAAGTATTCTTGAGGCGCAGAAAACTCAATAATTTTTTTAAACATAACTATTTATAGTTATGGTATGATTTATAGCAACTAAAAAAGTTGAAAGTTGTGAACTGCAGTAGTTCCGTTATCTTCAGTGTATTGCTCTAAACTTTTAGACATTTCTGGATTAGCGTCATTAACTATAGTTGTAACATCTAAGCCACTTAGATAATTTTTGTATGCCTCTACTGTAGCTCTCATACTTGAAGTTGTATTTTTTGTTAGCCAAGTATCTAAAGTTTTCACCTTTTCCGATATAGCTATTGTTAATTCTTCTTGAGTAGTCCAAGTGTATTCAATATCTTCATAAGTTACATTAGAACCTGTTTTATTTAATGGATGTTTTTGACCTAATCTAACACTGTTAAAGTCATCGTCAGAAACAGTAACTAAATCATAAAGATCATCTGAAAAATTTTTCTCTGAGTCATAAACTGCTTGTGATTCAGCAATTCTATAAATTGCATTATTTACACCATCAGAATTTTTCCCAAAAACAAATATAGCCATTAAGCACCTGTCCCTTCAAATATAACTAACATTCCTGCACCGCCAGCGCCTCCGTCACCTCTTACGCCTCCGCCTGGTCCAGCGTCTCCACCATGAACTCCAGCTCCAAGATCTTTAAAAGATGAAGGATAAGTAAGAGTTGCTCCAGGAGCACTTCCCGCACTTCCCGCACTTCCAGTAGGACCTCTACTCATTCCACCACCGTTTCCTGCGTTTACAGTTCCAACGTCAGTGATAGATGTTGATCCACCAGCTCCGCCATTGCATCCGTAGTTATTTAAACCTTGTGCTCCAGGTGAACC